GATAGCTCAACAAGCTATGAACCTAAAAACGATGATTCAGTTAACCAATCTCCAATCACAGATTCTGAAACGATTAAAGCATTAGAAAATGCGATGAATAGTATCATCGATCCTAGTGATCGCGTTAATAATATATATTATCGTGCCGAGGCACCTAAGAATTGGCAGACATATATCGTTGACTATGCCACAGTTTTGGCAGAAGTTAGAAATAATAGTGACCTTTCGATGGGAATTGCTGCGTTTAATAAATTACGCAATACTTCTAATCGTGTTGTCGATTATATACTGAAAGAGTTTCAAGTTCGTAAGGCGGCGGATCAATATGTTCGCACTCGCGAATCTAAGACTGGAGTGATCAATCCCGCTCGTCTATATGCATATCGAATGTCTGATGATATTTTTCGCCGAGTTAGTATTTCTCCAGATTCTAAAAATCACGGCATTGTGATGTTTGTTGATTTTTCTGGATCTATGCGTGATAATATGAAAAACACAATTGAACAGCTAATCAATCTAGTGTTATTTTGTCGTAAGGCGAATATTCCGCATCGTGTTTATGGCTTTACTGATGCTGATATTGATATTGATATGCCTATTAATAATGAAAAGAAAAGGTATAATCACACACTGACACCCAACCCTTTTATGAAAATTATTGAACTTTATCATGAGTCTATGAAACTAAATGAATTCCGTGATATGACCTCTGCTCTTATGATCCAGTTTGATTATAACTTAAAGCAACATCACCCGGCCAGATGTAAATATTTTAAATTAAATACCACTCCGCTAGACTGTACTATTTTGATCGCGCGGCCTCTGCTAAAAATGTTTAAGAAGCAAACTAACACGCAAATCATCAGCACTGTGTTCCTCACTGACGGGGAATCGTCTGGTACATTTTTCGTGGATAATACACGCCCCTCTTCGCAATTGGGAACTGAACACGAAGATAGGTCAGTTAAAACTTTTTTCAGAAATCGCAATCAAGTAATTTACGATCCTGTTCACCACAAATATTATATCAATAATACAAACTATGAAAACTGGCGCGAATTCTCACAATTTGCCACTAGCACTCTTTTGAAAATTCTAAAGAGTGATGGTTATCACACTATCGGATTTCGAATTGATAAAGCATCTAAAATCAAAGCAAAAATTCACACATTTTATAATCAAATTAAAAATATTGAATCTGTTCAAAAGGAATTTAAAAAAAATGGGTGTGCTACGGTATTCGATGTTTGTGGCTATGATGAGCTTCATATGATTAATAATATTGATTTTAGTGATAATAACGATGAGGGTGATGAATTTTCTTTCGAAATCAAAGAAAATGCGACTAAGGTGCAAATTAAAAAGGCGTTCATCGAAGCACGAACTGATAGAATCAATTCAAGAATTATATTAAACAATTTCGCGAAAAGAATATCTACTTGACAATAACGCCGTCTCGTAGTAGTATTAATATAGTAATCCACTAAGGAGCAAAAACGTGAATAATATTAGTGAAAATGGCATGAAGTTTCTTGAATCTGCAGTTAAGAAGTTTGGTTATAAGCCATATAAAAATAAAGATATGTTGTCCTGGATTGATAATCAATCAACGATTGTTCGGCGTGATTGGCATTGGATCTTTAATCCCAAATATAAGGTTTCTCGTGGCCTTTATAAATTGCCTTCGCTCACTACTTCTAATGAGCCTAAATTGTCGGCTACAGTTATCCCTATTAATAGAGAATACATTAAGCCTGTTGCGCCTAAGTTTGATCCAAATGCAGTTTCCGAATATGATCATGCTAATATTCCCAATAGTGATCCGTTCTACGTGCCGTTTGGTGAATTCAAGGACTTAGAAAAAATAGTTCTCTCTAAAGAGTTTTTTCCAATTTTCATTTCAGGTCTGTCTGGCAATGGTAAGACATTCATGGTTGAACAGATTTGCGCGAAGACCAAAAGTAAGTTGGTTCGCGTTCAGATGTCCCGTGAAACTGATGAAGACGACCTTATTGGCGGATTCCGTCTCATTAATGGTGAAACTAAGTTTATGAAAGGACCTGCCCTTCTAGCCATGGAACTTGGTGCAATTCTACTCATTGATGAAGCTGATCGTGCTGATGCTGGTAAAGTTATGTGTTTGCAAGGCATTCTTGAAGGAAAGGCATATCACGTAAAGAAAACTGGTGAAGTTATAACACCCATGCCAGGTTTCAATGTTATTGTTACAGCTAACACTAAGGGTAAAGGCTCTATGGATGGACGATATGTTGCTGCGTCCATTCTCGATGACGCTTGGCTGGAACGATTTCCCATCACCATTGAGCAGGAATATCCTAAGAATTCTATTGAAACAAAGATTCTTCTTGGATATCTTTGCTATGATCGGGTATGCGATGAAAATGATAAGAAGTTTGTTGATAATATTATCGCATGGGCTGATATTATTCGCAAGACGTTTGAAGAGGGTGCGATTGATGAAGTGATTTCCACTCGCCGTCTTGTTCATATCATTCGTACATATCGCATGTTTGATGACCGTATGCGGGCTATCAATCTTTGCATCAACCGTTTTGATAAGGAAACGAAGTCCTCGTTCCTTGAACTATACGCCAAAGTCGATCCGACTGTGGCTACCCAGACTCAGGCTATTGATCCTAATGTCACAACGACGTTGGATCCAATGGCTTTGAGTATCGATCCTACAACTACATCACATACTGTGCCGTAATTGTAAGATTGATTTTTTTAAAATAACTAGAGGTGTAAATATGACTAATCGTAAGACTAAGACTCAGCGCGTTCTTAATTTCTTGAAGACTGGTGGCGACATTACTGAAGGCCAGGCTTCAACTCGCTTCGGCATTGCTAACCTAAGTGCGATTGCTTCTCAGCTTCGCTCTCAGGGTTATGCGGTGTATAACAACCGTAAGACTCTTGCCAACGGTAACCAGATTTCTGTTTATCGTTTGGGCACGCCGTCTCGCGCAGTTGTCGCTGCGGGCTATCGCGCCCTCGCTGCTTAATACCTAGGCAGTAGATAAATTTGGGGGGAACGTTTGCTCCTTTTCGTTCCCCCCTTTTTTTATTTTACAAATTATATAAATTGATGTTTTCATAATAACACTACAGTGCATTATATATAATAAAGAAGTAAGTTTGACAATATGATGGGAGAAGGCGATGGAAATATCAATTAGCGTTGAAGAACTTCGTAAGAGAAAATTATTTATTGCTACCCCCATGTATGGTGGAATGTGTTCAGGAATGTACACTAAGTCTTCTACGGATTTAGCTATACTAGCCACCAAATACGAAATCAATTGCAAATTTTATTACTTGTTCAACGAATCTCTAATTACTAGAGCAAGAAATTATTTGGTTGATGAGTTTCTTCGTTCTGATGCCACACATTTAATGTTCATTGATTCTGATATTGCGTTTGATCCAAACGACGTATTCACATTGACTGCCTTAGCTGATGCTAACTCAGATAAAGATGTAATATGTGGCCCGTATCCAAAGAAATGTATTTCATGGGAAAAAGTGAAACGCGCAGTTGATGTTGGTTTTGGTGATGCTAATCCTCAGAATCTAGAAAACTACATTGGTGATTATGTATTCAATCCTACTCAAGGTACATCAGAAATTGCTGTTGATAAGCCTGTAGAAGTTCTAGAAAGTGGTACAGGATTTATGATGATTCAACGGAAAGTTTTTACTAAGTTTCGCGAATCATATCCACATCTAGCATATCTACCAGATCACATTAGAACAGATCATTTCGATGGCTCTCGCGAAATACATGCTTATTTTGATTGCGTAATTGATCCAGAAACTAAAAGATATTTGTCTGAAGATTATATGTTTTGTCAGTATGTCAGGAATATGGGAATGAAAGTTTGGTTGTGCCCGTGGATGAAACTTGCACATATGGGCGCATATGTATTTGCTGGTAGTTTGATTGACCTAGCGCAGTTGGGCGTATCAGCTACAGCGGATGTTGAAATGTTGGGTAAAACTAAAAAATTAGAGGGCAAAATAGGTATTGACAAACACACAGTAACATAGTAACATAATGTTTGATGATGTGAATATTGGAGAAGTCTATGAAATTATCAGAACAAACTAATGAAATCCTAAATAATTTTGCTTTTATAAATTCTAATATGTTGTTTCGTCGAGGAAATAAACAAAGAACAGTCAATCTAGCAAAGAGCGTCTTGGCTATTGCTAATATCTCAGAAGAATTTCCTCGCGAATTTGCCATTTATGATTTGAGTCAATTTCTAGGAATTCTACGTACATTTGAAGATCCGGATCTAAATTTTACTGATAAGAATATTAAAATTACAAATGGTGGCAATGCTACAGCGTACTACACTTATACTAATAAAGAATCCATCATTTCCGCGCCTGATAAGGACATCAGCCTAACTTCTACTGATGTTGATTTTAATCTCGATGCAGAAGCTCTAAGTGGTGCGCTAAAGGTATCTAGTGTTTTGGAACTTCCGGAAATAGCTTTCGTGGGTCGTGATGGTAATATGTATCTTTCAGCACTGAATCACAAAGATACTAGTTCTCATTTATGGGAACGGCTTGTAGGCAAGTCTAAAAATAATTATTCCATGATTTTTAGAACTGAGAATATCGTAAATATATTGAAACGCGACTACGAAGTTTCCATTTCATCCAAGGGAATTTCAAAGTTCACTTCAAAGACTGGTGATATTACATATTATATTGCTATTGAAACAACCAGTAAGTATGACACATAATATAATTTCTGCGTAGTATTTTATATAACGCAGAGGGGGTGGAGAAATATTAAGTCTTCTCGCGATCCCTACTTTCATGTGTAATGTATCGGAAATTATATGTCAAAAATGCTATGGTGTGAAACTTATCGACCGAAGAAGGTTTCAGAATGTATTCTTCCTTCAGAATTAAAAACCACCTTTCAAAAATTTGTCGAAGATAGATTTATACCTAATCTTCTTTTGAACGGAACATCTGGAGTAGGAAAAACTACAGTTGCTCTTGCTATGTTGGATGAACTTGGGTGTGATCACATTATATTAAACGGTTCTTTGAACGTGAAGATAGATACTCTTCGAACTGATGTTCGCAATTATGCTAGTTCTATTTCTATGATGGGAGGTAGAAAGTACATTATTCTAGATGAAGCGGATTATCTGAACGCGGAACACGTTCAGCCCGCACTTCGCCATTTCATGGAAGAGTTTTCCAAAAATTGTGGATTTATTTTTACTTGCAATTACAAACATAAGATTCTTGATCCCATTCATTCAAGATGTTCAGTTATTGATTTTAAGATCAATGGCAAACAAAAGTCACAACTAGCAAATGAGTTTCTTGTAAGAGCCTGTTATATTCTTAAAAACGAAAATGTAGAATATGACAAGAAAGTTGTTGCTGAAGTTATTACAAAGTATTTCCCAGACTGGCGTAGAACTATAAATGAGCTTCAGAAATATTCAGCATTAGGAAAGATTGATGTTGGTATTCTTTCTCAGGTTGTTGACTTTGATATAAAAAAACTCATCACACATTTACGCGAAAAGGACTTTGTTGAAGTGAGGAAGTGGATTGCAGTAAACTCCGCTTCCGAAACAAATATCCTATTTCGTAAAATCTATGATACAGCCCACGATTATATGAAGCCAGAATCCATTCCACCATTGGTATTGATTCTAGCGGACTATCAATACAAAGCTGCATTTGTTGCTGATCATCAAATCAATCTAGCAGCCGCTATGACGCAGATTATGATTGACTGCGAATTCAAATAAAATAAGTCGCAGGAGATTGTGATTATGTATAATAGGCAACAAAAAAAGAGGAAAGAATCATTTAAATACGTTGATGCCTTATCGTACACTAAAGAAGACGTAATGCGAAATACTCCTAATGATGATTTAGCCCAAAGGGGCTATATTCCATTCGTGACTAATAGATCGCTATCATATCATCAAGATTGTGTTCTTTATGCTAATGAAATGAACATGCGCCCCCATTTGGACAACCTCCTTCAGTTTGATTATTTTATAAATACTATAAGAAAAAGAAAGCGATATGCTACGTGGGCTAAACCCGAAGCTGATTGTGATCTTGATCTAGTTATGGAATATTTTGGTTATAGTAGAATAAAGGCAGAGATGGCTTTATCTATTTTATCTACCCAAGATATCTCTGAAATATATAAAATAGCAGATAAGGGTGGAATACAAAATGAGCAACGAAAACATAATAAAGGATCTGATTGAAATAAAGTTAAAAATGCCGGAAGACTTCTTGAAAATTAGAGAAACACTTACACGCATCGGCGTATCTCCAAAAAATGAAAAGCGACTCTATCAGTCTTGTCATATTCTGCATAAACAAAAAAGATATTTCATAGTTCATTTCAAAGAATTGCTTGCCTTAGATGGCAAAACGACTAACTTTTCAGACGAAGACAGGCGGCGCCGCAATACTATAACCAATCTCCTGTTGGAATGGAAGCTACTTGATGTAGTAAATCTAGATCAAATAAAAGACAAAGCATCGTTATCTTTAATAAAGATAATTCCATTCAAAGAAAAGGTTGAGTGGCAGTTATATACCAAATACAATATAGGGCACAAGAAAATTTATAACGGAAATGATGCTGAACAAGATTATAGAAAATGAAGACAAATTTTGAAAAAGTATCGGACTTTATGAAATCATGTGATCAAGAGGTCAATGTTATACCCACAATTTCAAATATTAAAACTCGATCTCTTAGAATAAGTTTGATTGAAGAAGAATTTAATGAATTCAAAGAAGCAATAGATAATGGAGAGCTAATTGACATCGCAGATTCGCTATCTGATTTATTATACGTCGTTTATGGAGCAGGTCACTCTTTTGGCATTGATCTTGACAAATGTTTTAATGAAGTACATCGCTCCAACATGAGTAAACTTGTTGATGGCAAGTGTGTAAAAAATGAACACGGCAAAGTGATGAAGGGCCCTTCTTATAGCCCACCCAATCTTAGTAAAATAGTAGATGAAGATGTTTTTGGTTATATGCCATCAGAATGGGAACCTTAGACAAATAGTTATTGACAATCGGAAGTAGATATACTATATTATATTATGTGAGCTGTCGAAAGAGGCTCACATTATAATCTCGCTAATTTGAGGAGAAACCAAATGAAAACACAATACACAAATATTTTCGACTTCGACCGAGGCTTCATTGGCTTCGAGGACGTTTTCAAAAGACTAGAAAACATGGCAACAACTAAAAGTATGTTGGGATATCCGCCATATAATATTCGTAAAGTTGATGATAACGGATATGTTATTGAACTCGCTGTTGCGGGCTTTTGCAAAGATGATATAGAAGTTATTCTAGAAGACGGCGTTCTAAAAATTACTGGTAATGCAAAGAGTGGGCCATCCGATGATTTCCTATTCAAAGGAATTGCTGAAAGGCCTTTTACTCGTTCATTCACCTTAGCTGAAACAGTAGAAATCAGAAGCGCGGATCTAGTTAATGGCATGTTGTGTATTTGGCTGAAAAACATTATTCCAGAATCAAAGAAGCCAAGAAAAATTAACATAGGTGATAGTGATGACACAAAATCGCATAAATCTAAAAAGTTTCTTACTGAAGATCAGTGAAATGAGTAAAAGTTAAATCTATATTATGTGAGAGGGGGGTTATAGCCCCTCTCTTTTGTTTTATAAATATGTCAGAATTATTGCAGTTAATGGTGTTTTATGATTGATGCATCGAAACTAAAACTTTGTATGCCCGCAGCAAAGATGGAAAATATAGTCAAATATATTGATTATATTTTAATAACTGCTGTTGAGAATAGCATAGATACCACAGCAAGATTAGCTGCGTTCATAGCCCAAGTTGGGCACGAATCTGGTAATTTTGCTAGAATAGAAGAGAATTTAAACTACAGCACAGAAGGATTATTAGCAACTTTCAAAAGCAGATTTACACCAGAAACTGCATTGCAATATGCTCGCAATCCAGAAAAGATAGCAAACTATGTTTATGGAAATAGATTAGGTAATGGGTCAGAAGCATCTGGCGATGGTTGGAAGTATCGCGGTCGAGGATTGATTCAAATTACAGGTAAAAGTAATTATTACGAATGTGGAAAGGGGTTGAGTGTTGACTTAGTATCAGATCCTACACTTTTATTGAATCCAGAATTTGCGTGTCGGTCTGCTGGATGGTACTGGAATAGAACAAATTTGAATCTTATTGCAGATCGGGGCGACATAAAAGAAATAACTAAAAAGATTAATGGTGGTTATATTGGGCTACAAGATAGAGTAGATAGATATAACCTCGCGTTGAACTCATTATGACGACTTTTCATAACAAAGATTATCTTAGTGTTACGCCCAAAGAAGATGAAGACACTTGGATAAGAAACACATGGAGGCCTGTAGTTGCGTGGACATACATTGTGACATGCAGCATGGACTTCGTTGTGTTTCCCATACTTTGGGCGATATATCTTGTGCTTGCAAAAGCTCCCATAATTCAATGGGACCCCTTGACATTGAAGGGTGCTGGACTGTATCATTTAGCTATGGGTGCTATTCTAGGTGTTAGCGCCTGGAGTCGCGGGCGTGAAAAGATTGCAATACTAAATCATCAAGCTGGGATTGACAATAGTACGGAAGAAGATCAAAGGAAATAGATTATGAGCAATGTGATTGGTATTAGACTTATAAGTGGTGAAGACGTTATTGCTAAAATTGAAAATCTAGGGACGAAAATAAAACTAATAAAGCCAGCAATTTTTGGTATGACGCAAGGTCCAGATGGCCGAGCGCAACCAGGGCTAGCGGATTATCTCCCCATGGCAGATAAAAAAGAAATCATTATTGACGAAAAACATATTTTGTTTCAGTATGATTTAAAAATTGAATTATACAATGCATATACTTCTATGTTTGGTTCCGGATTAGTTATTCCAAAATATGCGAGTGCTTTAGACTTTACTAAGCCTCTAGTATAAAGTATAATACACTTATGAAGTTCTATACAAGCGCAGTTGAATCTGACAATAAAATCCTTTTGCGAGGCTATGAAAATGGTCGATCATTTATGCGTAAGATTGCGTATGAACCTATTCTTTATGTTCCAAGCCGAAAAGAGTCTTCTTGGAAATCAATCAATAATCAGTCTGTAGAACCTATTAAATTTGAAAACATAAAAGAAGCAAAACAATTCATAAAGCAGTATGAAGATGTTGAAAATTATCAAATATTTGGATTCCCGAGATTTGTATATTCTTTTTTAAATGAAGAATACCCCGGAGAAATACAATATGATAGAGATTTGATTTCAGTAGCAACTATTGATATTGAAGTTGCGTCTAATAATGGATTCCCCAGGGTTGAAACTGCTACCGAAGAGGTTACAGCAATAACACTAAAAAAGAATAATGTATTCTACACTTTTGGTTGTAGAGAATACACATCAACTAGATCAGATGTAAAATACATTCGTTGTCGTAATGAAAAAGAATTATTAGAGTCATTTCTTATTGAATGGTCTAAATCTTATCCAGATATCGTAACTGGATGGAGCATTAGATTTTTTGATATTCCCTATCTTTTTAAAAGAATGAGTATCGTTCTGGGTGAAAAAGAAGCAAAGAAACTTTCTCCATGGGGACAAGTTTATAAAAACACAGTTTCATTTATGAATCGCGATAACACCACAGCTACGATAATTGGTGTCTGTACGCTAGACTATTTGGAACTCTATCGTAAGTTTACCTATGTACAACAAGAATCTTATAAACTAAACAACATCGCACATATTGAACTTGATGAAAGAAAGATAGACTATTCTGAATATGAAACTCTACACAACTTATATTTAAAAGACTTTACTAAATTCATTGATTACAACATTAAGGATGTTGATTTAGTTGACAAACTAGATGATAAGATGAAACTTATTGATCTAGTATTTGCGCTTGCGTATGACGCCAAAGTAAACTTCGATGACACATTCATGCAAGTTAGAATGTGGGATACGCTTATTCATAACCATCTCTTTAAAAAGAACATCGTCATTTCAGCTACATCTGCTAAAAACGAAAAAAATTCTGCATACGAAGGTGCATATGTAAAGAATCCACAAGTGGGATTACATAAGTGGATTGTGTCTTTTGACTTGAATAGTTTGTATCCACATCTGATCATGCAATATAACATTAGCCCAGATACCATTACAGATAAGTTTAAGAGGATCACTATTGATCAATTCTTGAATAAATCTTATGATTTGCCTATCATAGAAAATCATAGTCTTGCTCCAAATGGTTGGTATTTCTCAAATAAGCATCAGGGGTTTTTGCCGGAGTTGATGCAAAAAATGTATGATGATCGCGTTCTTTATAAAGAACGAATGATTGAAGCACAAAAGAACTATGAGAAAGAAGAAAATCCAATAAAGAAACATGAATATGCCAAACTGATTTCTAGAAACAAAAACATTCAGATGGCTAAGAAAATTCAGTTGAATTCAGCATACGGCGCGATTGGTAATCCGTATTTCAGATTTTTCGATCTAAAACAAGCAACAGCCATTACACTTGGTGGGCAGTTATCTATTCGATGGGCTGAAAATGAAATCAATACATATATGAATAAAGTTCTGGGAACTAAGAATGAAGATTTCGTCATTGCCTCAGATACAGATTCTTTATATATTATCTTTGACAAACTTGTTCAAAAAGTATTTGAAGGTAAAAATCCATCTACTAATGATATAGTAGATTTCTTGAATAATGTATCAGAAAAAAAGATAGAACCATTTATAGGTAGACTGTATTCTGATCTTGCAAAAAGAACAAACGCATATGCTCAAAAGATGATCATGAAGCGCGAGATTATTGCTGATCGTGGAATATGGACTGCTAAGAAAAGATATATTCTAAACACACTAGATTCCGAAGGAGTTAGATTCAAAGAACCTAAACTAAAGATTGCGGGCATAGAAGCGGTGAAGTCTTCTACGCCAGAGGCTTGCCGTAAAGCTATTAAGGAAGCTTTGAATATCATTATAACCAGTGATGAAAATGCTTTACAAGAGTATGTTCGAAATTTCAAAGATAAGTTTTATTCTTTGAGTTTTGAGAACATATCTTTTCCTAGAGGAGTGCAAAATCTAGACGAATACTCTAGCCCATCTAACACTAAACCTCTGCCTATTCATGTGCGAGCAGCCATAGTATATAACAAAAACATAAAAAAAATGAAACTAAATAAGAAGTACGAAATGATCAAAGAGGGCGAAAAAATCAAGTATTGTTATATGAAAATGCCTAATGTTTTCCATCAGAACGTATTGGGTATTCTAAACGTTTTGCCAAAAGAGTTTAATATAGAAGAATATATAGATTATGATTTACAGTTTCAAAAAGCATTTCTTGAACCACTTAAATCAATATTGAATGTTATAAATTGGAAAGAAGAAAAAAGAAATACTATTGAGGACTTTTTCTCATGACAACAAAACCAAAGATTCCAGAAGAATATATTTCTTATGACTATGGGTTTTCTGGTGTGGATTCACCAGAAGCTACACCTGAAATAACACCGATCGTATCTCCGGAGTTAGAAACCAAGATCGATAATCTTCATCAAAAATTGGATGCAGCTTTATCCAAAATGGCTAATCCATCCACTTCTGAAGAAACTAACGAAATAATAGCTAAACTAAGAAACGATATTCATACTCTTGAGACTATTATAGTTCCATTGCTAAACAATTTGCTCAAGACTTCTAACAAAGATTACATCTATTGGCCAAATAGATCCACTATTATCGAAACACAATTGAATAAAGTGTTGTCTATTACTAGAGGTTAAATTGTCCTTTTTAATTGTAAATTTACCCCCTGTAGAATGTTTCGTAAGAAAAGAATATCTGTATGATTTTACAGAAGATCAAGATGGAATTCTGAAGGGACAAGGTGAATTTGAGCCTTGTATTTGGATATCAGCAAAATCCATTAGAGGCCGTGCTTTCTACATTGAATCGCTGATAACACAATATGGTGCATTATATGATAAGTTACCTCTTTCAGCATATGTTTGGAAAACAGATATAACTGAATATTTGCCCCTAGATGAATTGCAGTTGTGGGATTGTTTTAGTTATGAAATGGCTGTTATTGAGAAGTTGTCTTTAAGGGGATTGAAAGTTAGATATAAAGCTAAAAATAAAAATTGGTATATGGGAAATTATATGTTTACTATTGATAATTGCGTTTCTGATCCCAACATTTTAGACACAACATTTACACAAATTCCGTCAGAGCATAAGAGTTTCAATTTTATAATGTTGGACAATGGGCAATTTGCTGCACAACCAAACAATAGAATTATGTGGTATGAGCCTAGTCATTTGCCCGCTAATCCAAAAATTCCAGATTTCAAGGTAAGCACGAAAGTTTATTCTGTAGAGGATAAACCAAAATATGTTTTTGGCGACACAGACGAATATTATTATGAACCTAGAGAAATATAATATAGATAGATATCTTGCGTTTTTTGCCGGATTCGCTATTTCATGCGTATCTGCTTGGTATTCTATTGTAGGATTAACAGCAATATTCGCAGCAGCATTTTGGTCAATCCTCATCATGGGATTAGTTTTAGAAGTGGGTAAAGTAATTACCGCAGCCTATCTATATCGTAATTGGAAAAATATGCATGTTGTAATGAAAACATATTTTACAATAGCTGTTTTTATTCTAATGTTCATAACTAGTATGGGCACATTTGGTTATTTGAGTAAAGCCCATATTGAACAGGCTTCATCAACGGGCGATTCACAAGAAAGAATAGAACGCATAGATGCGACTATAGCAAGAGAAAAAGAAAAAATAACTAGATCTGATGCTGCCATAAAACAACTAGACAGCGCAATAAACTCTATGATATCTAATGATCGTGCTACCAGGGGATTGGAATATCGTAAGGCACAAGAAAGAGAAAGAGCATCGCTTCAGAATGGAATAAAAATTGCTGAAGCTAGTATAGATAAATTATTAGATGAAAAAGCTCCATTATCAAAAGAAATAAGAAATCTGCAACGCGAAGTTGGGCCTATTCGTTATGTTGCTTTGCTGATTTATGATAATGATGATGCTTTGATTCTTGAAAAAACTATTAGATGGATCATAATACTATTAGTTATTGTTCTTGACCCACTGGCTGTTTTATTAATTATAACCACAACTAGATCTGATTCACCAGAATATTTAATAAAACACAAACACAATAAAGAAGAAAGAGCTTGGTTAAAAGAAAATTCTAACGCAGTTGCGACTGATGGAAAGTTGTGGACTGACATGCCAATAGTAATAAAAAAGAAGAAACTTAAATAACACTTTACAATACACAAATTATACTATACAATACTATAATATACAGGATACAGGAGAATATTATGACTGCAAAATCGAATTTTATCCGTGAAATGATCAAAGATATTGGCGATGTTGATACGCATTTAGCAGATGATGGTTTACATTCCTCAGAGTATTCTGGAGCTATCGACACCGGCTCTTATATCCTTAATGCTGTATTGACAGGGAGCATTTACGGCGGGGTACCGAACAATAAAATTACTGCATTCGCAGGCGAAAGCGCAACAGGTAAAACATTCTTCGTTCTCGGGATCGCCAAAAAGTTTCTTGATGATCATCCTGATGCAGCGAT